TGGTGGTACCGAACACTTGCCTTCTGGTGGTACAAGACACTCGATGATCCTCAAAAGCTGGTCTTTCCGGAAGCTGGCGCACCATGGAGCAAGATCGCACGCTGGAACTTACTTCCGAGGCCGAACAACACCACCGACATGACCTCCTGTAGCGCCTTGAGCTTCTCCTGATAGTCAGGGTCCTTGCCCCACGACTGAGCCAGGAACCGCGCAAACTTCGGGAATTTCCCTGCTTCCTCGGGAAGATACCTGAAGGGAAGGGTATAGACGCAGCCGTAGTCGGGGTCATGGGGTACCAGCCGCAGTTCCTCAGTCAGATACCCATTGGCGAAGTTGATCCCCTTCACCATCTTCTTCTGAATGACCTGTTCGCACAGCACCGCAACGACCGTCAGGATTCCGTTGATATCACTGCTCTTTTTACAGGCCGTCAGGTGTCCGTAATTGGTTGAGATGGTGTGTCGGATATCGCGCTTCTGGAACTCGACCCAGTGAGACCCACCCCACTTCATGAACTTGTCCCCAACATAGCGCACGAGGTTGTATTGTTCGAGGTCCTTGATCACGGCACGTGCAATCTCGCTGTGGTCGTTACCTGCTACATCTCCTGTGCGTAGCTCCTTCAACCGGGCGCGATACGTCCCTATGGTCACGCCAAGGCCCGAGACATCGAGGATGTACTTCAAGATCCTGTCTTCATCAATCCGCGTCAACTGGTTGGACTTCGCCAGCCGATACAAGATCGCTTCCACCGCGTCCGCACGGGCCTTGCCCAGGGGGTGCATCTCAAACTGTTCCTTGAGGTATAGCTGGATGTCCTCGAAGGCCCATTCGGTGTGTTCCAACCCCAGAGAGATCCCTAGCTCGGCCCGTTCCTTCTCGTCCAAGCCAGCATCCCAGTCCTTGGGCAGAACCTTCCCCTTCTCCAAGACGTCTCTGTGCAGGAACCTGACCAGATTCGAGATGTGCTTCTCGACCTCGACCTTATCCCCCGTTGCATTCTCGATGTACTCGGCGTGGTAGGCCCGAAGCATCCCAATCGCTTCCTTCAGCGACCTCTCGCCCCGCAGCACGGCGAAGGCAAACAAACCTGCCAGTTCGGTCAGCGTGGTATCGCGGGAGCCCGAAGAGACGTACTCGGTGACCCGGGACCACCCGGAATGCGACAGGGAGACCCCAGCCCCAGCCAGTACCCCCCTGAGTTGGTCCTCGATATCGGGCGGGAGGAAGTTCAATTCACCCAATACATCAAACAAATTCGTATTCGACTCATACGGCAACTGGGTGTCCGGGTGGATCGACGGCGGCAGCACACACTGTGTGCGCGATGATAGGCACTCCACCAGCGTTTGGCCGGAGACGTTTTTGATCCGGTGGGTCTTGATGGGCGAATACTTGTACGCCAGCATCATCCCCTTCTTGCCCTTCCGCATCCAGGGTGAGGGCGGCAGGACGGTCATGATGGCCGCAATCTGGTCCAGATCATCGGTGTCGATGTCGATGACGATGACTCCAGACACTGGACCCAGCGCCAGTCCAATATTCGACCTCGGGTATTTTTCAATCCACTCCTTCTGCAACTCAGGCGGGACCGGCGTCTCAGCGAACCGGGACCAGTCCATCAGGACCGGACGCTTCTCCTTCTCGTACAGCGGGATGACATTCAGGCCAGCCGCATAGTAGGCTGGGGCGTTGCTGGCGAAAATCATGACAACTCCTTCAGACGGGATAGGAATTCCTCGACTTGGGTCGGGGAACAAATCTCTTCCATGAACCGCAGAACCATGTTGTGATGCTCACCCATGGTCTTGATGTTCTTGGCCTTGTCCTGAAGGTTCAGCAGCCGCTCCATCAGGGCCGTCGCGGTGCGGTAGTAGGCCATTTGATCTGGGTCATTCGCAGCCGGTTTGGCGACCTTCAGGTTGCGGAAGAGGTTTACCAACTCGGTCTCCACATCCAAGTCCTCGTCATCAACGGTGTCCCGAGGCTGCGTCACAGTATGCCTGGTGTACTTGAACAGCTTGAGGAGGTCAGCCTCCAGCGCCTGGGGGTAGGGAGACTCAAGAAAGTAGGATGGATGCTCATCAACGAGTTGCTTGACGATCAGTAGGTTCTTGACTGTTGGTGCGTCAAGTGTAGGGTAGAAAAAGTCTGCCAAGAGGAACTCCTGTATTACTGGAAAACTGATGATACAGGGCCAAAAAGGGGAGGACCATCCCAAGTATAGTAAAGTCGGGCTGGAAGTCACTTCTGGCCCAAAACCGACTACACTGCAGCGCAATATGAGCCAAAATCCGCATTCCCATGAGCTTCACAGGCTCCTCCAACAACGCTTTGCTACTGAGTTGGACAAAACCTCTCTGGGGGATTGGCTTTGCAAGAAAACGAAGCTTAAAGGGGCACCATTTTCCTTCAACCGTTACCCCTTCCAAAGGGCCTTGGTGGACGACACCCACCCCAACGCGGTAACGATCAAACCCTCTCAAGTGGGTGTGTCAGAGATCTACCAGCGGGTGGCTATGGCTATGTTGGCCCGACACCTCAACAGGAAGGGCATCTATGCCTACCCTGACGATGATATGCGGAAGAAGAACGTCCAGACTCGGGTCCAACCCTTGTTCGAATCGACCCAAGCCTTCCACCAGGACAAGGCCGACGCCATCTCCTCCATCCAACTGCTGCAACTTGGCACATCCTTCCTCTACATGACTGGCTCTAAGGTCGGAGACGCCACCTCCACCGATGCCGACTTCGTCTTCTTGGATGAATATGACCTGCATGACATGCAGATTGCTGCCCTGTTCTCCTCCCGTCTGCAAAACTCCGACTGGCAGGTATCGCGCTACTTCAGCACCCCCACCTACAGTCAGTTTGGGGTGGATGCTCTGTATGCCACTTCGGACCAGATGACCTACATGATCAAGTGCGATGCCTGCAATCACTGGCAGTTTCCGATGTTTACCCCAGCGTGGGTTCATATCCCGAACCTCCCAAGCGACCTGAGCGACTTGAAAGAGATCGACCAAGGGTTTGTTGACCGCTACAACCTCAAGTTGCCTGAGAGTTATGTGTGCTGCGAGAAGTGCCGCAGTAAGCTGGATCTGGGCCGGGAGGACAACCGGGCCTGGGTCGCCAAGTACCCCTCCCGAACTGGTATGCGTGGGCGCAAGATCAACATGTTCAGTGTTGCTACCCGTCCTCCCGAGATCATCATCCGGGAGATGTTCAAGTACAAGATGAACGACTTTATGCGGGGTTTCGACAACTCCGTACTTGGAGAAGCCACCGATGGCTCCCAGAACAGACTTTCCGAGGCAGATATCCTCGCCTGCCTCCACAATCGGGAGGTCCCCGACATCAACCGTGGTGCTATCTACTGGCTCGGTATCGACATGGGTCACACCTGTCACCTCGTACTCGGGCAAGCCAACACCACGAAAGACATCAAGGTTGTCTCTGCCGAGAAGGTCCCTCTGGACAAGATCCGGCAACGAGTCGCGGAGATCCTTGGGTCCTACCATGTCATTGGGGGGATGGTTGACCGGCACCCGGAGAGTCAGACGGCCAAGGACCTTTGGGAACTGAGCCAGCACAAAGTCGTCCCGGCTGAGTACCGTGGCACAGTCGAGATCAATACCAAACTGGTGGTGGGAACAGACGATGATATCGAGTACGTTCAGATCGACCGGACCACAGCGATTGATGAGGCAGCAAGGGCAATTCGCCGCAAGTCGATCTCCTTCAATGGGTACGGGGGCTTGGGCACCGAGATCAAGGAACACTTTCGGAACATGGTTCGGGAGGAGACCCCGGAGCAACCCGCCACCTGGAAGAAACTGAGCCAGAACGACCACTTCTTCCACGCCACTGGTCTTCTCATCACCGCGATGAAGCTGCATGGGTTTGTGGAATCCAAGTACGGCATGGCACAATCCCTACTTGGATTCGCCATCGCGGACATGCCCGGTGCCGGTGCCGCCGAGGGCCTGCTTGGAGCAACTCAACACAGGAAAGCCGACCAATGGCCTCAAAACTTGTTTCAGCACTGAAGATCCTACTTCCGACACGTGCGAAGACGGACGGGGTGGCCGTCACCCCCACATACAACGAGAGCAATACCAACAACATTCTGTCGATCCCGACGTACCGGGATCACCTGACAGACATCTTCACCTCCCGAACGTCGAACGACAGTCGGGCGCTGATCAAGTCGTTGTTCAAGAATGACCCGGACATGAGCGCGGCGGTGAACGCCTTCCTCACCGTGGCCGACACCGAACTCTTGGCACTGGTACGGAGTACCGACAAGCAGCTTGACCCAGCAGGGCAGAAGACACTCGACTCCCTGATGGTTGCCTTGACCACCCGTCAGGACTATACCAAGGGGTTCCAGACCGTCAACTCTCTGAGCGCGATCACCGAGGCCTGCCGCATGATGCTCCTCATGCGCGGGGCGCTGGGTGGGGAACTGATCATGACGAAGGAGATGCTGCCCTACGAGGTCCGCCTGGTAGATATGGGCAAGGTCGAGTGGTTCGAGAAGAAGCCGGGGGCGTTCACACCCCAGCAGCGCTCGGTCACTGGAAAGATCATCTCTCTGGACATCCCAACCTTCTTCGCCACGTGGTTTCGTAGGGACCCGACTGAGATCTACTCCACCAGCCCGTTTGTGAGCGCGATCAACACCATTGCCTCGCGCCAGCAAGTGATCAATGATCTGTACCGGATCATGAAGATCACTGGCTACCCCCGTATGGAGGTGACGGTGCTGGAGGAGGTTCTGATGAAGAACGCTCCTGAGGAGGCCAAGCGGGATGTCACCGCCAAGAATGCCTACCTTACCCAACAACTGGGGAGTATCAAGAACGCCCTGTCTTCGATGCGACCGGACCAGGCGTTTGTCCACACCGACTCGATGGAAGTCGGTACCTCGAACGAGCGCAACCCTGGGAT